TGAATCCTCTGAAAATAAAGGAATTCATAGCCTGTAAATGAAACACCATAGAATCAATCCTAAACAATCCGATAGGATAACAGCTAAACTCATTGTTTTCATTCATTGTTATCCTCTTGAACTATGCCCAACCACCATTCCCTATTGAACAATAATGATAAGTAACAGAGAGCAGAGGATTGTCTCTACAACAGAGATAAAAGAAGGCCTGTATATTAATACACACCCATTACAGGAAAAACAAAAATAAAAATGTTAACCCAAATCCAATCCTAACTCAAAAAAGAAAAGAGGATAAAAGAGAGGCAGGAAAAAAGAGGATAGAGAATTGAAGGTTATATCCTTTTGAGGTTAGTTAGGGAGGGATTGGTGAAGAGTAAAAGAGGATAGAGGATTAAATTGAGAGAGGATAAAAGAGAGAGGAGTTGCGGTTGATTGCAACCATATGTAATTGATTCACCTAAAAAGAGGTTAGAATTTATACAACAATCCTCTCTCTCTCTCTCTGCCCATCAACTATATAGACAACAGGCAGAGGATATGGGTTGAGGTTGAGCCTGATAAAAAGAGGATGTTTAAGCAATCGGCTAACAATCATAATCAACAACCATCCACCAACCATTCCCTCTCTCTTCAGGGGAGGGATGGGGGTATGGTATGGGTGCATAAATTCTCCATGATGGTGGGTGTTATGCTACTGTTGGTGTCATACACAACGCACCCAAATTTTCAATTCTCATTTCCTCTCCTTCTCTTCTTCGTCTTAATACCTTATATACACCCACAGGGAAAAATGTATTTATCCTATCAAATTGTTTCAAAGGGCTTAGGTTAACAGTTTAAGAGTGTTTTTACACCTATACCCCCATTTTTATTTGAAAATTGGGATGTTTATACCCATTTCTCTTATTTATTATATAGGGGATTTTCGGAATTCGGTTTTGGGTGAAAGATTTCCCTTTACTTTTACCGAAAGATATAGTATAAGGAATGTTAATGAAACGAACGAGTGGTAAAAAGATCAAGTCGCTCTCCCCTGAGCTTCGCATTGAGAGTGTTTTACAGGCATTAGGGTCTTTGGGTCTGACCAATGAGGAGATGGCTGGGGTGTTTGGCCTCTCTCCATCCCTCTTCTCCACCTTCCTGAATGATAATCCTGCTCTCTATGATCTGCTTCAAGATGCTAAAGAGCAACCCAATCGCCGAGTTGAAGCCTCTCTCTATCGCCGAGCATTAGGTTACCAGACCCGTGAGGTGGTAAAGGCTGAAGGTAAACCCATTCGAGTCACGATCAAGGACATGGCTCCTGATGTCATTGCAGCTATCTTCTGGCTCAAGAATCGTGATCCCAAACGATGGCGTGATACTTTGGATGTTACTCATTCATTGCGGGATCGTTTTGATCGTGCCCATCATGCTTTACGTTCCGGTGGGGACCAACTCTCTCTTCCAGCCTCATTGGAGAATGATGATGAGATAAAAATGTAAAAAATAGTTTACTAAATATGGAGTGAAGAAATCTAATGAGTGGAATAGCTGTCGATTTTAGCGATTTTCAATCTCAAACCTCACCACCCCCATCTCCACGTCGCCCTCGACTATTGAGACGAAGGCAACCCCTTTCTGCCCCCTTTATATTATCCAAATTCCCCACTAATCCCCAGTCCTCGATTGCCGATGGGATGATGAGTTTTGATCCTGAATTGGATGGTTTACTAACTGCTCCATTGTTGGTTCCGATTTTGGAACAATACGAAAAAGCGTTTAAAGCCCAACTTGAACCCATAGCCAAAGATATCAATGCGATGAAGCGTTATCGTCGCAGACCATTGTTTTTTTGGCGGGATGAATTGGGCGTGCCGATTGATGCTTGGAAAGACGACCGACCACCCAAGACCTGGCGTCATGGTGACCCGTTACCACTTTGGTCTAAACAACGGGAAATCATTCAAGCCATGGTTGACTACCGTAAGGTTGCCGTGAAATCAGGCCATGGAACAGGGAAGACGTTTGTGGCTGGTGGGATGGCGTTGTATTTCGCTTATGTTTGGCATTGTTTGGGATTGACCACCGCTCCCACGTTTCGTCAGGTGAGGAGAGCATTGTGGGGAGAAATCCATTGGCTTTATAACAATGCTCGAACACCTTTAGGTGGTAAATTGAATCAGGTGTCCTTGGATTTAGGAGATAAATGGTTTGTTGAAGGGTTTGCTACCGATAAACCTATGGAAAACATTACGGGTATTCATGAAGAGAATGTGTTTGTAATTATTGATGAGGCTGGTGGCGTTCCTGATTTGTCATTTGAAGCTGTGGAGGGGTTGTTAACCTCTGAAAATAGTTTTGTTCTCTATATTGGCAACCCCATCGATGGGCAAGGGGCATTTGCGGATGCATTCAAACCCAATTCCAAATTCTACAAGACTACCATTAGTTGTTATGATATCCCCAATGTTCGATATGCTACTAATATCTATCCCAAACTCACCTCATATACATGGGTCAAAGACAAGGAAATTAAATGGGGAACCAATTCCAATCTTTTTAAGACCCGTGTGTTGGGGGAATTCCCTGAAGAAACCAAAGATTCTCTAATTTCCTTACGGTATATTGAATTGGCTTTGATGAAGGGGCAGAATAGTGACTTACTCCCTGATAGGATCAAGAGTTTCGGTCTGGACGTGGCACGTCAAGGAACGGATAGCTCAATTTTTGGTGTAAGGTATGAGAGTGGGTTGTTCCGTATCGTGGAGGAGATGACTAAAAAGAGAGAGACTGAGATAGCTGGGCGAATGAAGCTGTTGTATGATGAAATGGTGCCTAAACCAGTTGTTAATCCTCCCTCCCCTGAAAATCAAAGGGATAAAGAGAATAAGATTGCTGAAGAAATACCTATCCCTCCTATTAATGTAGATGATATTGGAGTGGGAGGTGGGGTGGTTGATATATTAAGTGAGGATGAATACCCTGTGAATGGTATTAATGTTGGGGAATCTCCAGATTTGAATGATTCAGAATCTGATCATCCAGAACTCTTTCTCAATAAGCGTGCTCAATACTATTGGAAACTGCGAAAAGTGTTTACTGATGAGAAAGTAGCTATTGAGGATGAGGAATTGGCTTTTGAGTTGTCAAAGATAAAAGTTGAATATCTTAGAAGTGGAAAAATCAAGATCATTGACAAAGATAAAATCAAAGCCGAAATCAAACGAAGCCCTGACAGGGCAGAGAGTTGTATGTTGGCTTTTGCCAAAGGTGAGGCAGAGTCTAATCAGGATTTGGTTCGTCTTATCTTATAATAGGAGAGGGAATGATTATATCGTTGATAGGGAAATTTGGGGATGTTGTATTAGAAGCATTGTTTTGGATGTTAATCATTTTTTCTATCGCTGGGGCGATAATTTGGGTGTTCAAGAATGTGGTAAATTATTTGTTTGTAGAGGATATTAAACCTAAATCTCAACCCCCCAAAGATGAAGAAGAATAAAGGAGATTGACCATTGGCCACACGATGGGATTTACTACGGAAAAGTTTCAACCCAGTTAATAAGCAATTTAATGACCAGGAATTTTTGTATAACAGACAAGCTGGTTATGGGGTTGACGATGTAATGTCGTCTCCATACAAGAAGTCTGACTTGGTGTATATTTGTATCTCTACAACAGCCAGAGCCATTAGCCAAGTCCCAATTGAAGTCTATACTCAGGTAAAAGAGGATGAGTATAAACCATTGCCCAAGACTGATCCTTGGCAAAGACTATTTGAATACCCTAATTATTTAATGGATAGGTATTCATTTGTGGAGGCTGAGATTGGGCATTTGATGTTAGATGGGGATGTGTTTATTGTCCCATTTCCTCCTGGTGCTCCGAAGGTATCATCGCTTTGGATAGTTCCAAAGCGATGTATGGGACCAATTTTGGATACCCAACCAACGAATGGTAAACGAGTAACGAATCAGTTGATAGGTTGGAATTACAATCCAGGGGGGGTAAATTATACTGGAACGGGTGGGTCTGTTCCAACTGAAAGTTCAATTATTTTAGGCGTAGAAGAGGTTTGTCATGTTTATTTCTGGAACCCAGATAATCCTATCATGGGACAAGCTCCCCATGAGGCGGGTAAGATGAACATTTTGGTTGATTTTAAAGCATCCCGTTATACTGGAAACTTCTTTGATGAAGGGGCAGTTCCAGGTGGGATGCTTTATACGGATAAAACTTTGACTGATAAACAATTTAATAGGGTTTTAGCTCAATTTGAATCCAAGCATGGTTCTTACCGTCGTAGTCATCGTGTGGCGGTGCTGGAGAATGGTTTAAAATATACTCAGACAGGACTGTCCCAAAAAGATATGGAATTCCCTAAATTGCGGGACTTATCAGCTGATAGGGTGTTTCAGATTTATGGAATGAAGAAGGCAGTTATCTCTGAAACTGCGGATGTTAACTACGCCACATCCAAGGAACAACGTAAAGAGTGGTGGGAGAGCACTAATTTACCCCTTATGAGGATGAGTGCCTCGGCTTTGAATTTTGCTCTATTTCGTAGTTCTAATTCTAAATTGTTGTGTGCATTCAATACAAACAAAATAGAGGCATTGCGTGAAGCGTTGAAAGACAAAACGGAAACGGGATATAAACTTTGGCAGATGGGGGCATCGTTCAATGAGATTAATCGGAGGTTGGATTTAGGGTTTAAGAAGCAACCTTGGGGCGATGTTTGGTATATGCCCGTGAATTTAATGCCTGTTACTGATTTATCTCCAACAGAACCACAAGTAGAAACTTTTCTTCCAATTGAGTCCAAAGACCGCCAATTATTACCTTATACTAAAAACAAGAGTGAATCCAAAGATGAATCCAGAAACGAAACTATTTGGAATGGGTTTATTAGAAGGATAGTCCCATTGGAAGAATCTTATACTAAAAAGATGTCACGTGTATTTTATGATATGCGTAAGCGGACTTTGGACTTGTTGTATCGTAAGAAGTCGTTGGATGAATTGGAAAAGGACATGGACGATGTAGACAAAGAACTTTATTTTGAAGAATATAAGGTGTTAGATAAAATTACAACTCCTCTTTATATTTCCGCTTTGGAGTTGGGGGTTCAATTGATAGTCGAGGAAACTGGGATGGCGGTGTCTTTTAGCATGTCAGACCCAGAGGCAATTCATTTTCTTATGAATAAGAAGTTAAAAATTACTGGTGTTATTCAAACAGTCAAAAATCAAATCCATCAGCAGCTTATTGAAGGCTACCAAGCGGGTGAAAGCGTTGATCAAATGGCTGATCGGATACGCAATGTATTTGATATAGCAAAAAGCCGTGCCCGAACTATCGCCAGAACAGAAGTTGGAAGTTCAAGTGCTGAAGGCCGTTGGTTAGCTATTAGTCGTAGCGGATTTGGAGAGAAAGAATGGTTTACGGCGTTGGATGAGAGGGTAAGAGACCAACACCGTCCAATGCATGGTCAAAAGGTCAAAGTTGGGACGATGTGGATAATGCCAGATGGATCATCTTTACGACATCCTGGGGATTATAATGGACCTGCCGCACAAATAATTAATTGTAGGTGTATTGAGGTTGTTGTACCTGGGTCTCATTATTCCCTTCATGGGATTACTGTAGGTGAGGGCGAGGATTTTCAGGAAAAAATTAAAATAGAATTAAAAAAAGTTGAAAAAGAAGAAAAAGAAGATGGTTTAAGAGAAAAGGAAAATGGTTTAAGGGAAGAAGAAATTCGATTGTTGAAAGAACAAATTCAATCCCTTAAAGTCCATATGGAAGTATTCCAAGAAGAATTAAAAAATAAGAATCTATGTCTTACGGAAATGGGTAGAACTATAATTGATTCCAATTCTACTACGAAGGGAGTTGTAGAACAGAAAACGAAAGAGTTTCAGCAATTGTCAGATGAAATACATTCTACAATCAATCTCTATGAAAAATTGGAATCCGAGAGAAACCAGAAACTTCTACATTTAGAAGAGATGAGAAATAGAGATGTGAAAGAAATGACGAATTTGGTAAACTCCTTTCCTAAAGAAATAAAGATTGAGGAAATAAACTTGGAATTTCCTTCTATTGAAACTAAGGTGAGTGTGAATCATTTAAACTCTCCTGTAGGAGAAAAGAAAACAGGTAAGAAAAAGATTGTCCTCAATCGTGGTAAGGATGGAAGATTGGAATCCGCTAATGTAGAAGAGGATTTATAGAAGGGAAAAAGAATAAATGGCAAAGAATTTAAAAATGGCCAACGCTGCGGTAAATGCCGAAGCCAATGCTCTTTCAGAACAACTAAATGGTGGTTATTTGCGAGAATATGATGGGATTCAGCCTGTTACTGGGAACACCTCTATTTCTGGACAAGCTCTTTTAGCTGAATTGAGGTTTGGGAATCCTGCTTTTGGTTCAGCCGTGAATGGGGTGATTACAGCCAATTCTATAACTAAAGAAAGTGATGCTAAAGATACTGGGAAGGCAACTTGGTATCGTTGTTACAAATCAAACGGAACAACCCCAATAATGGATGGTTCTATTGGGGTAAAAGATGATCCTCTTCCAGGAGATCGTTATGATTTGGAAATGCTTTCAAATGATATTGTTGAGCATGCTGAGGTGGAAGTGACTTCTTTTAAACATACGGTGATTAAGTGATATAATAATAGATAAATAGAGAAAGGAGATGCAAAATGGCAGCTTACAACAAGATTTTAGATTTTGTAGAACAGTTGGGATTGGCAATCCATAACCTTAACACTCATACATTAAAGGTTGCCTTGGCTCGATCAACAGACCCTATAGTAAACACGGATACAATATTGGCAAACATTACTCAGCCAACTGGGACTGGGTATGCTCCCATAGATACACAAAATACGTGGGCTGAGTCTCCAGCGGGGACGGGAACTTTAACTGGAACTAAGTGTGTCTTTAATGCCACTGGTGCGGATTGGCAATCATTTGAGTATGTGGTTCTTTATAATGATGATGCGACTTCACCCGCAGATGCGTTAATTGGCTGGTGGGATTATGGATCAGACCTTGTGCTCGCAAATGGGGAGACCTTTTCGGTAAAATTTAACAACTCAGACACAACGGGGACTATATTAACCATTACATAAGGAGGTAATCATGGAAGCGGGGGACAAACGAAAAGAGTGTTGCAAATTGATAGAAAATCTTGAGTTGGAACAAAACGATAAACCAGATCTTACTATTCAAAAATGTAAGGTCTGTGGTTGTCGTCACTTTGAGGTAACTTTAGACCCTGGAAGGTTGGGGCTTGTTGGGAAAAGAGTTTTATAGGAGATTATAAAGGAGGAGAGATTATGTCTATTGAGATAGTAAAAGAAGGTAGTATTGATGGTGCATTTATAGCTTTATGTGAAACGGTATTGGTATTTGGGTTGCTGACTGCTGGCTTCTTCGTTCAATCAATAAGAGAGGCGTGGGGAATTATGGGATCGTACGTTCAGGTAATTTTTCCCTTAACTTTGGGATCATGGTTTGCATACAAAGCAGTAAAATCACTTTGAAAGGAGGTTTTTATGAAAAGAATTATTCTTATCGTATCGGCCATTTTGTTATTTGCTTTTAGTGTAGAAGCACGTCAAGTTTCTGTTAACTTTAACTGGCTTTATGAGACTGCCAAGATGCCTGTGGGATATACGGTAGATCAGGCCTATAGCAATACAGACAAACTAAATCTCTATCAGTCTAACGATATGGGAGTTACTTGGATAAAGGCAGGAGAGTTCCCTATGTCTGGGTTCCCCTTGCCTGCTCCGGTAGTGGGGTGGCCGGTTAAATTTAATATTGACTTGGCAGATGGGGCTCAATACTTAATTCATTTTGCTATAACGGGAGTAAACAGACTTGGTCAGGAGAGTGTTAGGAGTAATTTATTTCCTAAGTCGTTCGATTTGAGGATAATTCCGGCGGTGCCACCGACAATAAAACCACCGCCAGTCCCATAGGATTACTATGAGCGAAAAAGACGTCAATCTCACAATGGACACGAAGGTTCTGGTTAAACAGGTGCTCTCTACACTTCCGCAGATGGGCAACCAGATTAATGTTATTAATATCCAGAGTGTTCATCAGGGGAGTGGTGGTGTGGTTGATGAAAGAATGTTTTGTTTTGACTTGGAGTTCGAGAAGTTTTTTGCGATGCTCCCTCCACCAAGAATGAAGGGAATGATTGATTTCGTGCATCAAACAATGCTTAAGAAGTTTGGCGGAAATGTGTATCTTGCCGCAAAGTATGAGGGAGTGACTCCCAAGACGCTTTATAATTTCTTGAAAGATAAAGAGGGTAGGTCTACGAAACAACCTCTTCAGTTAGAGAATGAGACATGAAAGTTTCAATCGCCATTGGTGTGGACAGTGTTTCTGAGTTTGGGAAGGATGAGGGGAGAATCGTTGCGGTTAAACCTGCCGGCTGGAAGTGGGGAACAGAAGAGGTCAAGCAATTTCTGATTCTGGAAATTGACCTTGGGACTTCTATTACCACCATTGAGGATGCCCAGAAATTAACCGTTCCACATTTTGAGACAGGAGAATTGTGGTGGCCGAGCAGTGAGGACAAAGATGGAAATCCGATAGAACCACCAAAGGTTTTAGCCAAGAGGAGATACAGCATTCCTTTTGCAGATCTTATTGCAAGGGCTCAGGTGTTGGGGAAAACCATTGACTTGGCAAAAGTTAAGGATATGACGGTTGAGTACCAGCCGGTTGAGAAGGTAACAATTCCGTTTGCAAATATGATTTTAGACAAGGTGAAAGGTGCAAAACTTATCGCTACTGATTTGGTCAAGATTAAAGCTGCAGGCAAGTAAATGGGTTCTGCAAGAAAAGTAGGAACAAACGAATCTATTCACACCTATGGAAATGGGACAAGAAATTACACTGCCCTTCAGACCTGGGAAGATGCCCACACCATAAACTGTGTTACTGGAACGACCTCTCCTGTTCTTGAATGCTATGACGATGCCGCCAGCTTTAATGATTATGTGGTGATTTTAGGGGCCACAACCGACGCCACCTACTTTAGGATTATCAGACCAGCCGCAGGGCAGGGACATGATGGAACCCCGAATAATGGAGTAACATTTATTTGTACAACAGATACGAATATATTTACATTACAGGAAATTTATTCTCAGATTCAAGATATAATTGCCAAAGTAAGTATTGCGAGTGGAACTGCCATCAGATATGCGTTTACACAAAGTGGATCGTGTAATTCTTCTGCTGTTGTGGGTTGCATTGCTTACGATTGTTTGATTGGTAGCACTGGAACCGGTCAAGGATTTGTAATAGCACCTACAGCTTCAAATGTCGGTTTTGCAATAGATTGTTTGGCACATAACTGTGAAGGGGATGGATTTAGGACTTCTTCTTTTACAACAAATTCAGGGGGAAGATTTTATAATTGTACTTCAACCAATAATGGGACTTATGGTTTCAGGATGTTGGGGAATCAAGCCACTGGAGTTCATATATGGACTAATTGCCTTGCCTCTGATAACACTACTGCTGATTTTAGTGATGGAACAACTGGTAGTCCGACAAGAACCGTTACCTACTGTGCTTCAAAGGATACCACCGCAGATGATTGGGGTGGGGCAGGGAACCATATAAGTCATACCTTCACCTTTGTTAATTCTGGTGGGGATGATTTCCATCTTGCTTCAAATGATGCGGGTGCAATAGATTTAGGGACGGATTTAAGTGCGGATGCGATCTATCCCTTCAATGACGATATTGATAAATGTGTTCGTTCTGGAAGTTGGGACATTGGATTTGATGAGTATGTAGCTTATTCAATAAATGCAGCATTAGGTTCTTATGATGTATCGGGAATATCTGCTGGTCCATTAGCTAACAGACTTATATCGGCAGGTTCGGGGGATTATGCAATTACGGGAGTTCAAGCAAATGTTTTGGGTGCTCGTTTGCTTAATGGTAGTCCGGGTGACTATGTAATTTCGGGAATAAATGCAACACTTGCCCGTGGTTATTTTATTTCAGCCGATGGTGGCGTATATCTGGTTACAGGTAGCGATGCAACAATTCTTGCGCAAAGGTTCATTTCGGCAAATGTAGGAAGTTATCTTATAACCGGTGTATCTGCTCAAATTCTTGCTGCCAGATTGTTAAATGCTGAATTAGGGACTTTTACACTTACCGGAGTTGTTGTTGATTTAGTTCATACCACCCCATCCGCATATGTGTTAGTAGTTGACCCTGGCAGTTATTTAGTATTTGGAACAAACGCTGGGCTACTTTCCGTTCGGATACTTGATGCAAGTCCTGGAATTTATAATCTTATGGGGAAAGAAGTGGTTACTCTCGCACAACGAATTCTTAAAGCTGATCCTGGGACGTATGTCTTGACTGGGATTGATGCTGAACTTTTGAAGATTCTTATTGAATATTTTCTTAATGCTGAACCTGGCGAATATCGACTCACGGGATCAGTAGCAAGGGCTATCATTATGCTTAATGAACAGATTTTATTGGAGGAGATTGATATGAGAGGAGGACTTACTCAACAAGAACATGATTGGCTTGCAACCCAAGAAGCTTATGTTCATAATAAGAAGGTTTTGGTTAAGGTTGGTGACACATGGCATTTTCGGATTTATGATGAAACTGGAGTTAGTATCATCGTAGACAAGAAACTGAAGGATAAGGATGGAAATGATATCACTGATATTCAGGTTGGAGTAATGACTCAGGAGTTAGCGTCAACGGTTTAATATGCCAAGAAAAGGAAAAATAGGGGCAGGATTAGGAAGAAGACCTTCCGCACTTTTGGCGGATGGATTGGGGACTCCGTTTGGACTTGAAGTTGTTTTTTCGGGTGTTGTAGAATCTTTTCAGATTGTTCAAACTGTAGTTGCTCTTGGAAAAGTTAGTAAAGAGAAAAAACCTGGAACTTCTTATACTTATCCAAGGGTTGTTATTGATTTAGGTAGGCGTGGGGAAGTACTAACTGTTCAAGCGAGACAGGAAACTAATGGAGAAGGAAGAGTTAGATTTGTTGGGATTGGGTTTAATGAGGAGAAAAAACAAATAGCTATTTGTGAGGGTTTCATTTATAATATAGAGGAAGAGTTAGAACTTATCTTACTGTTAGCAGCGTAAGGAAAAAGATTAAATATGAGATTTCATATCCATATTTATCAGGTTGAGAAGAAGGCTGAAATTAATATTAATGCTGACGATTCAGAAACAGCATTAAGGGCAGCTTTGAAGGAGAAGGAAACCTTGTCTTATCAAAAGTCTGATTGTCATTTTATTGCCATGGAATTTGAGAATGGTAATAAAATGATGGACAATCTTTTAATTGAAAAGGAGAAAAGCCATGGCTAAAATATTAGAGATCAACGGCTTACCAATCAAGGTTAATGGTCAGGATGTTTATGAGGCAGTTTACTCTGGTGTGGTAAAACAGGTGGATGTGGCTGCCCGCAAAATGACTATGATTGGAACGGATGAGACGGTGGATCGAGATGGGGATATTATTGAGACCAAAGGGTGGCAATTGGAGAATTATCGTAAGAACCCTGTTTTTCTTTGGGCTCATAATTATGGATCAGTTCCATTGGCTCGTGCTGAAAAGGTGATTCGTAGAAAAGACCCAGTTAGATTGGAGTTTCATTTACTTTACCCAACCAAAGGTCTTCATCCATTTGCCGATATGATCTTGGAGCTTTATGGGGAATTTATTATTAATGCTTCCTCTGTGGGGTTTATCCCATTTGAGTGGGATAATATCGAACAGGAAGGAGAAAGACAAGAAAACACTCGGCGAACTTGGGGCAGACGATATAAGAAACAGGAATTGTTAGAACTTTCTGGATGTGCTGTCCCTTCAAATCCCAATGCGTTACAGAATGCTTTGAAAGGTAAATCCTTTTTGGATATGCCTTTTGAAGAAGTTCAGAAATGGCTACAAGGCCAATCCCAACCCCCAAGACCCAAAAATGAAGATGATGTTATGGGAGAATTGGGTTTGAGAGATGCTGATTATATTGATGAAACCAAGCCACCTATGGTTCAGGTCCCAAAAAATCTTTGTTCTATTGAAGAAGATGAAGAACCCTCTTTTACTACAGAGGAAGAGATTGATAAGAAGTTGGTAGAAAAGCCTTATCCCAATGAGCATGCTTGTCGATTGGAAGACCCTGGGAAGTATGATCGCTTTGCCCGCAAGAATTGTTATCGTAAACACGATAATAAATGCGTTGATTTTATCTTCGGAATCAAAGAAGGCAAATCAGAAACTCAATCTATGAGGTATGATAAAGAGATTTGGACTGCTGGGGCAGCCAAAAGTCATTGTGGTGCTCATGATGGAACTTTTGAGGCTGCAAAAGAAATAGAAGAGGAAATTAAAAATCCTGTAATGGAAAAAGTTGATCTTTTGGCTTTGAAGTTAGAGGATTTAGATAAATATATACGAACCGCTGTTACTGAAGTCTTGGAAATTCTCAAATCCAAAAAATCTATCGGAGTCGGTCTGGCTATGCCCGATGACCAAGACTCAAAGGTGGAGGTAGATGGTAAGAGTGTTTCTGAGGCGATATTGGGTGAAGCGTTTGAGCGAAGTAAGGTTGTAAGTCCACCTGCTTCCATCCCTGCCCAATATGATTTTAAAGGGGTGATAACTGAAATTAGAAACTTACAACAATCTCTAAAATCGTTGAAAGGAGAATAAGTTTATGAAAAAGAAATATATTAAAACTCCAGAGGGAACGCTTGTTCTGGCCACCGCTGAGCAGACAGCTGATCCCAAAGTGGAGAAGTTTGAGGTTGAGGTGACTGAATCCGTGAATCAGGACAATCCTATGAAGGAGTTGGAAGGGATTTTCAGGGATTTGGCTGGAGATGTGAAGGCTGTTGTGGAAAAACAGAAGGAGCAGTTGGCTGCTTATGAAAAAGCAGCTCAGAGAGGATTCATTCTTCCTGGAGCCAAGCCCGCAGAGGATTCTCCAGCTTTTGGGCAGTTCTTGAGTGTCTATGAGCAGAATGCCAAAATGGCTGGAATGTCAACCAAAGAGGCCATGGATTTCTTTGGGGAGTATGACCTTGCGGTTCAGGGTAAAGATTTGCAGGACAAACTTCGCCATCCCAATCATATCATCGATGAGTCCACCCGTATCGAGATGGCCAAGTTTTACTGCCTCTTACTGAGGGCTGGTCAAGACCCCAGATGCATGGCTAAGTTTATCGACACCTATGGGAAAGCAGTTAATACCCCCATTGGAGATGGTGGTAATGTTTTCCCTCTTCCCAAGCCTATTGAAGCGGAGATTTTGGCCTTTGCCCGTGAAGTCTCTGTCATTCTTCAGTATGCAAGGATTTGGCCCATGGCTTCGGACAAACTGGGAATTCCCTCTGAGACTGGGGCTGTGACCGTAGGATGGGGGAATACCACCCCTGAAAGAGAACCCGAAGCTACTGAGGTGGAGCTTTCTGCTTCAGAGCTTTCTGCTTATTCGGTGGTTAAGAATGCCACCTTGGCGGACTCCGTGTCCGATATTGTGGGATGGCTCAATTCGGCGTTGTCTGAGGCAGCTGGTTTGGAATTAGATAACCAGGGTTTTAATGGTGCTGGCTCACCTTTCTACGGGTTACTTAATGCAACCTATGGAGCTTATTATCCCGTTGTTCTCAGTGGTCCTGCGGTGAGTGACATGACTGCGGATGATCTGTCTAATCTGATTGCGAAATTGGACGGCCTCAAGAAACAAGGGGCAAGGTTCTTTATGAACGGACAGATTCTCCATTACGTCAGGACTCTGAAAGACGAACAACTGAGGCCAATTTTTACGGAGACGATTGGGTCAGCTGTTCCAGGAACCATCTGGGGCTATCCATACTCCGAGTGTATCAAAATGCCTTCTGCTCCAGCGGCAAACGCCCCGTTTATGGTGTTCGGAAATCTGAGGTATTTTGGTCTTGGCCGTAGACTGGATGTGGCGACCCTTGGAGTCAACCCCTATCTTCTTTGGACTACCAACAGAACAGCCTTCAAGCTGTATCAACGTTGGGCCATGGTGGTTGGGTTGAGAAAAGGATTTACCCGTCTGCTGACTGCAGAAGAGGAAAGCACTTAACAAGAGAGGGATTTGGGGAGTAGACTCAGAGGTTTAGCCTCCTTACTCTGAGTTGGGGGTGGTGGGAGAAGGAAACATCCAGCCGTCCCTCCTGGATTTCCCGTCTGCCCCCTCCCCAATTTTTTAAATGGGAGAATTAGTTATGATCAATGGTTCAAAAAAGTGTTTACATTTGAAATGTAAGGGATGTAAAAAAGTTTTGGTGATCCCTGAGTATGTCTTTGAAACACCATCATGCGAAAAGTGTGGGGGGACTCAGTTTGATTTGATTAGGACTGAAGAGGAGGTGATTAAGAAATGAAATTCAAATGTGATAATTGTGGTAAAGAAACCAGAGTAGGAAAATTAGCTATCAACTTGGTTTGCCAAAATTGTGGGGGGATGGATATAAGATTTGACACGTCCGTTTCCGCTTTTCCTATATTGGTGGGAAATGAATTAGGCAAAGAGACGATAGTTAAAAGAGAGGAGTCGTTTTTTGGTCAACATTCACAAGGATGTGTTTGGAAAATCAAAGATCGGAAGGATTTAGATGCTGATTCTAAAGAAGATGTCCCAAGCGTTGAAGATAAACCTAAAGAAAAGGCTGGATTGGTGAAGGCTGTTCGCAAATTGAAAAACCCTATTAGTAAATGAGTAAAGAGAGGATACCATGGCTCTTTGTGAAGTTGGGGATGTTAAGGTTTTTCTAAGAATTTCGGATGAGGATAAGGATGATTTAATTGAGACCCTTATTCCACCAGCCCAAGCTTTCATTGAAACATTTTGCGGACAAAATTTTACGGGTATTAGTGAAGTAATTGAATATTTTCATGGGGGAACAGATCGGTTTATTCTCAAGCAATACCCCATAATTATGGACAACGAGTATTATGATCCTCTTTCCGTATATTTGGATACGAACAGAGAATTTGGGGATGAAACTTTGGTTGACTCAAGTGATTATTTTCTTGATACGGATTGCGGAATTATTTATTTTGATTATGAATTAGGAAAAACTTATGGCAGTCTCAAAGTTGTATATGCAGCAGGCTATGGTGAAAATGTTGAAGCAATACCAGTTGCTCTTAAACAAGTTTGTATTGAAATGGTCGCCAGAAAGCTAAAAATTGGGACTACAGGGGATGTAGGATTAATTAGTAAAGGCACACCTGGGGGCATTAGTATTGTTTTTAGTCAAGCGGATTTGCTTCCAGAACATAAATTGATTTTGGAATCTTTTAAAAGGTAACTATCTAAATGATATCAATTCAACTCAAAGGGCCACAAAATCTTCAATCTCTTACGCTTTTACCAGAAGAATTGAAGAACCAATTGTTCAAGGGGATGCAAGATGGAGCTTTGTTAATTGAACAAACTTCTAAAACCAAATATCTCTCTGGTCCTTATCCTAATAAGTTGGGCGTGGATTCAGGAATGTTGCGACAAGGGGTTTGGGCTGAGGCACGTAAAGGGGCAGTGGGGACAACTGCTCAGACTATTAATGAGTTTGGTCGTATTGTAGCCCATTCTCAGCAATGGTATGGTAAGGTTCATGAGCAAAAAGGGCCAGGCGGGGTTCCTCTCACTACCCCATTTACTATCTTCCCCAAAACTGTTATGGGGATGACTTTCTTTTGGAAGCGGAGAAATGTTTGGGTGAGAAGGGCCGAATTGGTAAATATTCCAGCACGTCCGTTTTTGTATCCAGCCGTGTTGGATAATTTAGAGAGGATTAGAATTTTGTTAAATCGTATGATTCGCCAAGCATATAAGCAGGTGGGTGGGAAGGGAAATCCATAATGAGTGATTCTAACAGGGAATTAATTCTTCAATCTATCAAATCCACTTGTGAAAACATTATAGAAGGTAGTAATGGTTTTAACAACACTGTTACTCAAGTATTTAGAAAAATGGTTACATATGATGATCCTTCAATAACATTTCCTGTCTTGATGGTATTAGGGGGTGGAGAGGTTTTCGAGGATCAATTTGATCCTAAAACTATAAGTAAATTAAGAGTGAAAATTCGGGGTTATACGAAAGATGAAAGCAATCCAGAAACCACATTAAATAGTTTGATAAAGGATGTTATACAGGTTTTGGAAAGCAAGGAATATAACCCTTATTATAAATCTTACAAACCAGTTTCTCTTGATACAGATGAAGGTTGGCTTTCAACGGAAATGAATGGGCTGGGGCTGTTTGAACTTATTATTGAGATTCTTTATAGGTTCAGCAGAAGTGATCCATAAACAATTTAACAAATCTATTTTAAGAGAGGAGAACTAAGATGGGCGATCCGATGATGGGGCGATTTGCAAGTATTAAGATTGAAGATGTGTTGGTTGAGAACATGGGCAGGTGGACTTTGAACCTGACTGGGACTGAAATTGACGTGTCTGCCTTCGGAACTGAGTGGGAGAGGAAAGTGCCTGGTATGCAAGGATGGAACGCCACTTTGGAAGGTAATTATGATCCAGCAGATACCACTGGACAAAAGGCTTTAGTCCAAGCCAAACTCGAAGCAACCAAACTCACCACGTTGCGGTTGTATCTGGATGATGACACTTATTGGGAGATTGATACGGACGAAAATCCTATCAATGGGTGTTACATTCGGAACGTGGATATCACCCAAGACAAGGCTGGGGTGGCAACGGTCAGTATCGGGGTGCTGGGCTTTGGTGCTCTTAGACTGGCTGGGGCTGAGAGTTTTTAATTAGCTAAACTGAATTAAACTAAAGGAGGGACGTTTTATGTTAAAGTTGAAATCGAGGAAGGGTATTTGGGTAGACTACCCAAACGCCGCAGGAGTTCGTCTGAAGATTCGCCCAGTTTCGTTTTCTGAGTCTTTGGGTATTTTGTCTGGGATTAAGGAAAAGAAAATTGTTAAGGATTTTCCTATTGATCCGAAAGACCCGTCAAAGTTAGGTAATCATATTGTTGATGACTATAATGATGGGGCTTTTTTACAAGAATCTTTTGATCGAGCTTTGGAGGCATGGGAAGGTATCGAACTGGATGTGGAGGAAGGTGAACCTGCTCCTGGGCCCAAAGAGATAAGACGGGCGTTGTTCGATAATGACCCATTGCGAGAATTTGTCTTCAAAACTGCCCGTGAGTTTATTGAAGCTGAAGCCAAACAAGATGAGGGCGAAAGAAAAAACTTGTAGAGCTTGCGGCATGGATTAAAGAACGCCGCAAGCTCAAACGGTTTTGCGGGGAATGTAGAAAGATTTTTGAGGAAAATCCCAAACTCAAAGATAAGGGTCCTAAATGTAGTCAATGCTTCCCAGGCGTGTCTTTGGGAAATATGGATGCCTGGGAAGTTTTTCAAAGATATTCCAGCCCGCTTGGAATAGATTCTGGGATCATTTTGAGTTTATGTAGAACGATGAGGGTTAGTGATTCTTTGAGAACATTGGAAAAAGTTTTAACTTTGTTAGGGGAAATAGAGGCAAAATAGCAATGGCAGACCTAACTTATACTCTCGTTGTTCGTGATGATGGAACCGCTGTTGTTAAGAAAGTTGCTGCAGCGGTTCAAGGTGTTGGGCAAGCTGGAACCCAAATGGGGGAGAAAGTTGCTCAGGGAGCGAGACAGGCCAAGCATGAATTAACCCAATTTGAACGAACCGTTGAGCGTTTACAACGAACGACTGCTGCTTTTCTTGGTATGTGGGTTTTAACCAAGGCTATGCAAATTCCTTCGGCAGCCATTTCCTCTGCTATGGAATTTAATTCCCAGATTGAAACTTCCAGAATTGGTATTGCTTCTATTCTTATGGCTCAAGGGGAATTTACCAATTCCATAGGGGGTTCTGTTGAGGGATATGACAAATTGATAGTTGCTCAACACATGTCGGGCAAACTTGTTAAACAGTTACAGTTGGATAATTTAAAAACTATTGCCACGTTTGACCAGTTGGTTAAAGCCTTCCAGCAAACCCTTGCCCCAGCCTTGGCTAAGGGGTTTGATGTTGGACAAGTTCGCCAGTTTACTACGGCGATGGTTCAAGCAGCTGGAGCATTAGGTCTTAATCTGGATATGTTGGCTGAAGAGACCAGAAGTATGCTGAGAGGGACTATCAGCCCAAGACAGACATTAATTGCTACGGCTTTGGGAATCACTAATGAAGATATTAGGCGATTCCAAGGTAATGCGGGGGCTTTGTTTGAATATATTATGGGGAGGTTAAAATCCTTCACTGTAGCTGGTGTGGAAAGTCAAAAGACTTGGGCTGGAGTGATGTCCAATCTTAAAGACGCATCAAAAATTGTATTAGGAGCGGGTTTTGAAGATTTGTTTAAATTTGCCAAACGGGAAGCCCAAGCACTGATGAATACAATGATTAAATTCAATGAAGAGACTGGAGAGGCTGAGCTTAATCCAGAGTTTGTTGATTCATTAAAAAGGGTTGGATATGTAATCCAAAGTCTTTACGAAACATTCAAAGACATATTAGTTATTATTGATCAACTTCGTGGGCCTGTTGATCTTTTGGTGGAGGCTTGGCGGTCAATCTCTATCTCAGCCCAAGCGGTAAAAAGCCTATTACCAAAAGAGGGGACAACCACGGCTACGCCATCAATAGCTCCATGGAGAGCACCTACAATGGCTCCTGGAACTGCTCCAAAGTGGATAGAAGAGAAGGTTAGTGGTAAAAGTTGGTTTACGATTGGGGCTAATGTTTTGAAAGAGTTTAATGAATTTGTTTCTGGAAGTAATAAGGCTAAACAATCATTAGATTCTTTCGATGAGGCCATGAAGGGTCATCTTAAAGAGTATCAAAATTATGTTGTGAGGGCAAGGGAATTAACCTCAGATGAATATGAATATCTATTTAAAACTGCGTCTGAGATTGGTTATATTAATGATAAGTTAAAGGAACGTCTTACAGAGGATGCTAAAATTAAGGGCATCAACATTGATTTGGAGACTTTATCAGGGAAACAATTACAAGCAGCAATCAAAACAGTTGTGGAATATAATAAGTTAAGCGATTCAGGTCAAGAAACATTGGAAGCATTTACAAAACTTTTAGCTGTCCGGCTTCGGGTTGCTCAGATTGAAGAGACAGAAGCACCACTAAAAATAGTTCAACAAATAGCCCAAGCCACCGATCAATATGAGTTACAAAAAAAGACTATTGTTGAATCCAATCGTTTGTCCCAAGAGAAATTACATCTTACTCAACAATTGACTCCAGAATTGAAAAGACAAATGGATGCCCAAACTGCCCTTTCTACAGTTGAGATTGATAGGGCTAAAAAGTTGGCAGAATTGGAAAGGAAAAAAGACATAATTGGAATTGGACAGACTTATGCTAAGATTACAGGTGATATAGAAGGTCAAGTCCAAGCCATGCAAGGTCTTACTAATATTGAAGTGGACAGCTTAAAAATCCAAATTGAAAGAACAAAAGATTTATCAAAACAACAAGACCTTTGGCAGAAAATATTTGCAATAATTCGTCTATCTAATAAGGAGCAGGAACAATTTAAAATCACCTCCGCAATCCAGCAACGTCAACCTCTTTATACAGCCGGATTGGGGGTAGCTGAAGCCACTGGTAGTGCCAAGGAATACCAACGAATTTCTAAATTAATTTTAGAAGATGAGATTGCCTCTTTGAGAGTTGCCCAAGAGAAGAACCCTTATTTACAAGGAATTATTGACCTTAAAACCAAACAATGGGAAATTGATTCAGCTATAAAGAAGATAGAAATGGAGACATATGGCTCTAATCTGCTTGCCCAAGCTGCCTCCCAATATGCAGAAATGACTGGAAACATAGAGGGACAGAATAAGGCTTTGCAAGAGATTTTAAACATCCAATTAATGCGCTACAGAGTGGAGAAAGATATTGGTAAGTTGTCAGATGATGAATTTAATCGGCTTGCAGAATATCTGAAGAAAAATAAAGAGTTGCAAGACCAGTTACGGGGATTGGGTAAACAAAAGGAAGTGTTGGGGTGGCAAAAAGAATCAATTACATTACAGGGCAGTTATGTTGAGATGAAAAATAAAGAAATTGAATTATTAGAAAACGAAAGGAGTGTATTACAAGCCAATAATGCTCTAAATAAAGAAGCCCTATCAGCTATAAATACTTATTATGATCAATTGGTTCGTATAGCTGAGGCAAGGAAAAACTTAGACGTTGGTGAACTTGTGGACATAGGTGCACAAAGGGGTGTTATTGATTTAACCAACCAATTGGCCGATTCATATGAAAATATACTTCCTGGTGCGGTGAATGCGGCAGGAAGTGAAATTAATAAATTTTTAGATAATGTAAGGAATCATACAATGTCTATAGGAGATGCGTTTAAGCAACTGGCTGATGATTTTGGAGCCAGTATCATGGACATGATTACGGATATTGGTTTGCTTATTATTAAAATGGAAATTCTTAAAGCCTTGGGGTATGGAGAAGGAGGAGGCCAACAAAAGCAAAAGACGAACTGGGGTGGCATAGTTATGAATGTCCTTGGTTTAGCCGGAGGTCTTTTTGGTGGGGCAGGGACGGTTGCAACCGGCATTGACTATGCTGCCGGGCCTTCAACTGCGGGGGATTATGGATTTTCACTTGGTGGGACTATGGGTAGATATCAACACGGTGGAATGATTACTGAGCCTATTTGGGGGGTTGGTAAGAGTGGGAAGAGATATTCATTTGGGGAAACAGAACCTGAACTTGTTACTCCCCAATCTAAACTTGGAGAAAAATCCGAAAAAGAAAGCACACCTATTAACATAATTAATGTCATTGACCCAAGTCAGATGGACCAATGGGCAGCTTCGGCTGCGGGCCAAAATTCAATTATCAATGTGATAGGGTCTAATGCTGGAAAAGTTTCGAGAATGTTAAAATGACGGTAGATGAATATTTTTTACTTGAGCCAACGAAAAACTCATTCCAATTCAAAAAGCGTTGGTGGACTTCTATCCAAACTGGTTTGGATGGAACAGAACAGAGATCATCTCTTATCACTTGGCCTCGAAGGTCTATCACTGCTAAATATTTTGCAAAAACCTATGATGAATTGAATTATCTAAAACGAATTCTTTTTAAAAGTCTCCATTTGACATGGGGCATTCCTTTTTGGCAAGATAAAACCACATTGATATCCCAAGCGTCCAGTGGGCTAAAGATTCTCAATGTTGGATCAACGTTGTATAGAAATTTTGAGGTTGGATCATTATGTATATTATTTCAATCAATAACCTCATTTGAGGTTGGGGAGATTGACAGTTTTACAGAAACTCAAATAACACTTGTTACCAATTTGAGCTCCACTTGGCCCGTTGGAACTAAGGTTTACCCTCTATTAAAATCAAGAATAGAACCACAACAAGAGATAGATTTGCTTGATCCTGCTCGTGGTGGAATTGCAATAACCTCTTATGAGGAGTTTGATGAGGATATTGAACGACATGTTCCAAATATAGATGATTTTGATGTTTATTTGGGTTTACCAATATTTCATTTTAAACCAAGACACAATCAATTAAAACAGATTCTTTATCATCCATATTCCCATCTTAGTTTTTTGGGAAAATCTTATAAGTTTACTCATTATGATGAGACGATTCTCCCATTAGAAGGGGAATATGTTATAATTGGTAGAGAGATGGTTAATCAATGTCTTGATTTTTTTGATTATCATAAAGGTAGATGGGGTGAGTTTTGGCTTCCAACCCATCAAAGGGATATTGTTATTTCTGAGCCATTTGACTCTGATGATGTAACGTTTACTGTTGAACCTATTGAATATCCAACCTATTGGAGTGGGAAAAAAGCTTCTCATTATGTTGTGTTTCAATGGCCAGATGATACATTGATATGTCGTGAAATAGTTGGGGCCAGTGGAAATACAATAACAATTGATAGTGCTCTTGGAATAGCTTCAAATAGTCCAAATAAAATTATAGTATCGTTTTTGTTGTTGGGGCGATTTGATATGGATGAGATTGAGATGAAGATGAATTATTCTTTAATCGAGATGGGTTTTACAACTCTTCGTTTCCTTTCTCTTCTACAAGAGCCAATGCCAATTGAAGAGGAAAGTACCTAATGAAAGATGTTTCCTCTGACTATGTAGCTCAAGAAGAAGCCACGAAGCGTAAACCCGTAGAGCTTTATCATATCTGGCGGCCAGATGGGAGCAATGAGAGATTTTATACGAGCGGGGATGTGGCCGTGATTTTCCCTGGGCCTGTTAATGATAAATATCTTCCTGCAACTTTAAAACGATCGTTGATTCGTTATGATTCACAACTTGACGTTACCAAATGCACCATCCAGGCAGCCTTCGTGGAAGACCCCGTTATGGAATTTATCGCCATGAATCCAGTGGAAATATATTGGGTCAAGATCATGAAACTTCACAGGGATCAATCTCCCCTCGAAGCTGATGTAGTTTTTCTTGGCCAGATTAAAGGTGTGGCATTCAAGGGGATTCAGGCCGATGTGGAGTGTGTGGGATTTGAGCATTTTCTGAAGATGCCTATCCCGAAGGAGAGATACCAGATCACCTGCAACTGGCAGGTGTTTGACTCAAAATGTGATAACCCCGTGGGCGCTTGCAGCAAAGAGGATTATAAGACTGAAGCCCTTGATATAACATTGAACGCCACAAAAACTATACTGACCGCCGCAATCTTTGCAACTAAATCGGATGGTTATTTCATCGGGGGGGTGGTTGAATTTCCATTTAAAAATGAAAAACGAACTATCGTGGCTCATTCGGGCAACACAATAACCATGTCCTATCGAATGATATATTTAGAAGATGGCGATACCGTGAACGCTTATCCTGGCTGTGATGGAAGAAAGGAAACATGTAGGGGTACGTTTGATAATATCCTTAACTTTCTGGGGTTCCCATATATCCCGATAGAAAACCCTGCATTGAGGACATGATGGAATATTTTTTTGAGGATGAAGAGAAACAGATAGAGCTCAAACGTATTCTTAATGAGTGGATGGGAACTCCGTTTCGCCATCAGTGCGGAGTTAAGGGCATGGGATGTGATTGTTCTTATTTTGTTGCAAGGGTGCTTGAGGAACTTGGGATTATACAATGGAGAAAGAATTTGATGCCGGATTATCCCAAGGATTGGCATTTTCATACTACGAGGGAGCTGGTAAAGGAGCAGGTGGAAAAGGAACTTCGGTGCGAGAGGATAGGATTGGATCATTTCTTTAATGGCGATATCATCCTGTTGCACTTCGGGAAAGCCTCTTCACATATGGGGATATTCTTTGATGGATATATCTATCGTTCCCTTGAAGGGGTTGGAGTATGTAGAACTTCTGCACATGAAAAAAGTCTAAAAAAACGAATGCGATTTGCTTATAGGATATTTAAATGAGCACGGGACAGTGGGTTGGCGCAATACTTGGTGCAGTTGTAGGATTTCTCATTGGTGGTTGGTATGGTGCTATCTATGGTGCCATCCTCGGTTACAACATAGGTGGCTACATTGATCCTGTGAAGCCTGATGTCAAACAACCCGGAGCACCTGCTCAACAGCAGCTTCAGGTTATGACCAACCAAATTGGTCTTCCAATCTATGATGTTCTGGGGACGGCAAAGGTCACGGGTCAGTTGATGTTTTATGGGAGTGAGTATAGTGATGCTGTCTATTATCGTATAGCGAAGGGGAAATATGGAATCAGTGGCTGGCGATACTTTGCTTCATGGGCATTGGGTATCTGCATGGGGCCGGTAGACGCTCTATACACTGTTTTCAGGGATCAAGACCCTATTTGGTCAGGAGAGTTGACCCGTCCTGAGTCTGGCGGGGAAGCAACAATTCAGATCGAAGGCGTAGGAACAATGGTCTTTTATTTTGGCACCGACGATCAGATGCCAAATACCAATGCTGGGACTCTTCGTGCGGGGAGTATATATACAGGAGATCCTCTTTTCGATCCAACTTTAAACACAGGACACCGCCACCTTTGTTGGGCTTTTTTTGATAATTGTTTTATGAACGAATATAATCGCATGCCCTCGATGTCATTTATTGTCAAAAAGATACCTCCTTTATTTTCAGAAGAGACGAGTCAGATTCAAACCTATGACGTAAATCCTGCTCATGCTCTCTGGTTTACGTTGGTTCAAAAGGCAGGTTTGCCAGAGGAATGGGTTCATTCGGGAGATTTTATTGAGGTTGCCGCAAGTCTCTTTTTAGAATATAGAGGAGTAAGTGTTCTTTTTGATGCCTATCAATCAACCCAGAATTATTTGGAAGCTATAAATTCCCATGTGGATATGATCCTGCGATTTGGTTCAGATGGCAAGTTTCATCCGAAATTAATTAGGTATGTTGATCCGATTGATCTGCCTGTTATAGATGAATCAATATTACTCGAAGAGCCGACCTTTTCTCGTAAAAGTTGGATTGACACAATCAACGAGGTGAAGGTGCAATATTCACAGATAATTGGTGAGAGAGATTCATGGAAATCAGGGAACCCCATCCTTTCTCACAGTGCTAATGATATGGCTTCCGATGGGGTTTATCTTTATGTTTGTGGAAGCAGGTTCATTGGGCCTGTTAATCCGATCTGTTCAGCTGCCGTTTCGAGAATACGGATAACTGATGGAATAGTGATGCAAACTTTAGAATACCATCCGACTGCCAGTGGTAATGACTGGTGGAATTGTTGTCTGATCGATGGCGATTTCATTTACTTAGGAGGATCAGTTAATTTTGGTGGAGGTTACAATAGAGCGGTATTGCAAAAGCGAAATAAATCAGATTTTGGTCTTGTTTGGGAGTATAAGTATCCTGCCCAATCCAATGTATTTCAAATTCAAGACGTAGATCACGACTCAAATTACATTTATGCCTGTGCTACGTATAATAATGGGTTAGTTGTTGGAAGGATTAAGGTTGACAAGGCTACGGGGATGGAGCAATGGAGATTTCAAAATACTTACCATTCTCCGTATGGGATGATCTGTGATACAGATGAAGTTTATATATTAAAACATACGGGTGGATTTAGGGTAATTGAAACGGTTCAAAAATCCGATGGCTCCAGCATCTCATATGGGGAAAGTCTTCTTCTTGGGGCATATCATCGAGGATTTATAGATGAGGGAAGTTTATTTCTGGGTGGTCAACGAGCTTTATCATATGGAGGGGTTGCAGGGGGTTCGGTTCAAAAGGTTGCTATTGGTCCCTATACGGTGACGTGGACTTATGAGGAATTGGGAGACGGTAATATTTTCAAAAATTGTTTTAAGGATTCAGAGGGAAACATTGTCGCTGCTGGATTGACTGTGAATTATACTATCCCAACTATAGTTAAGTTAGGAGCCAGTGGAAGTTTGATATGGAGACAGGTGGGTGTTGCGGATGATACGGTTTATTGGGCTTTGGTTGAGGGGGTTGCAGAAAAAGGTCATTTTTACATTGGAATGACGAAGCGGGCAGATTGGTCTTCGGTCATCGAGAGAAGATCACTTTCAACAGGAGAATTGGATT